AATCTCGAAGAAGCGCAAGATCATTTGAATCAAGCGATCGAGTTGATCAGCACAGCACTCAGAGATACAGAACACGAACGTCATGCTGACGCATACATCATCGCACATCTCAACAACTGGGTTGATGCTCACGGATACGACACCGGCATCGCGCAGTATATTCAAGAACTACTCGTTGGCGAACGTTAAACGCTTGTTTTGTTGTAGACTCGACACTTTCTGTGTCGAGTCTTTTTTTTGCAATGCGTTGATACTTAGTTTTGAATTGAAATTTCAAACAACTGAACAAACGCGTGGCTGAAAATCAAAATCTGTTCTCAAGAGTTCTCGGTGCAATCAGATCAAATCCGAATAGACCATCGACTTCTTTGAGCAATCCAGCAGAGTGGTTGTTCGCTGGTAATGAATCAAAAACCGGCATTCAAGTCACTGAGACAACTGCGATGCAACTCTCAGCAGTATTCGGCGCAGTTCGCGTCATCTCAGAGACGATCGCATCACTTCCTTGGGATGTAAAAACAACACAAGACGACATCGTCAGAGACGCGAAAGATCATCCGATCAACAAACTGATTCACGCACCAAACTTGATGATGACAGATTTCACTTTGCGTGAAGTATGTCAAGCGCATCTTTGTCTTCACGGCAACGCGTTCATCGTCATCAAGCGCGACGCGTCTGGGCAGGCTGTGCGATTGATCCCAGTACACCCAGATCGCGTCAAGATCAAAGTGTACAACGAAGAGAAGTTCTATCAAATCGACGACAAAGAAACATTCGATGATTCAGAGATGATTCACATCGTCGGTCTCGGCTTTGACGGCATTCAAGGAAAGTCAGTCATTGAGTCAGCACGAGAATCAATCGGTCTCGGACTCGCGGCAGATCGTTTCGGCGGTTCATTCTTCGGCAACGGCGCAAACATCAGCGCAGTTCTCACACACCCGGGTAGATTATCTGATGAAGCATACAAACGTATGATCAGATCATGGCATCAACGCAATTCTGGCCTCGACAACGCACACAAGACTGCGATTCTTGAAGAAGGTATGAAAGTCGAGAAGATGTCAATCTCACCATCAGAATCTCAGTTTCTTGAGACACGTCAGTTCAGTGTCGTTGACATCGCACGATTCTTCAGAATACCTCTCGCGTATTTAGGAAGTATCGAGAACTCATCAACGAGAGCAAACATCGAAGAACAAGGAATTCAGTTTCAAAGAAACACGATACTTCCTTGGGTGAAACGTTGGGAATCAGAACTGAACAGAAAACTCTTCATTGATTCTGATTACTACATCAGATTCAACATGGAAGGTCTACTTCGAGGCGACATCAAATCTCGCTACGAAGCGTACACGAAGGGTCGTCAATGGGGATGGATCTCTGCCAACGATGTGAGAAGATTTGAGAATCTCGCACCAATCGAAGGCGGTGACGCATACTTGCAACCACTCAACATGACTGAAGTCGGTGCAACACAACAAACACAAGAGAACGACGATGCCGTACAATAACTATCCAGAAGCGGCGTCGAATAACGCAAAACGCGCACTCGCACACAGAGAAGAACACGGTTCTGATTGTGGCACAGCAGTCGGTTGGCAACGAGCAAATCAACTCGCGAACAAAGAAACGATTTCGAAAGATGTGTTGATCAGAACATTCTCTTTTCTCTCTCGTGCGAAAGTGTACGATCAACAAAAGTATTTTGATGAAGACGGCAAAGAGATTTGCGGTTCAATCATGTACGATGCGTGGGGTGGCGATGCAATGCTACGCTGGGCGAAAAGCACAATCGAGAAAATGGAAGACAAAAAAGAAAGACACATCAAGTCTGTTGTTGAGACTGAAGACGAAATCGTCATCACGTTCGGCAAAGGAGAGATGTCTGACACTGCACCAGAAGACGCTGGTGAGACTTACGAGAGAGCAGATGCAGATGAACTCAGTGTTGGCGATTTCGTTCGTTGGAACTCATCTGGCGGTCGCGCACACGGACGCATCATTCGCATCGAACGCAACGGACAAATCGAAGCAGATTCTGGATTCACGGTTAACGGTACAGAAGATAACCCAGCCGCATTGATCAGAGTGTACAGATTCGACTCAGAGATCGATGCGTATGTTGAGAGAAAACCGACGTTGAATGTTGCACACAGATTTGAGACTCTCGAAAAGTTTGACGCAGAAGTTCGCAAGAGTTCTGTGATCAGAGAAGAACGTGAGTTCAATCTTGAGTCAGCATCTTATGAAGGACAAACGATCAGAGGATACGCCGCAGTGTACAACTCAGACTCTGAGTGGATGGGCGGTTTCTACGAACAAATCGCACAAGGCGCATTTGACGAAGTTCTCGACAACGACGTTCGTGCGTATTTGAATCACGATGAAAACTATTTGTTGGGTCGTGTCTCTTCTGGCACTCTTAGAATATCGACAGACGAAAGAGGTTTGTTCTACGAAGTAGATCTACCGAATACAACATACGCAAATGATCTGATTGAATTGATGAAACGTGGCGACATCAATCAATCATCATTTGCATTTTTAATTGATCGCGATCGTTGGGAAGAACGCAACGGCAAAACGTATCGCATCATCGAGAAAGTATCACGATTGTTGGACGTTTCACCAGTGGCACAACCGGCCTATCCGGATGCGACAAGTGAACTCAAACATCGAGATTTGAATTCTGAAACTGAAGAAGAAACAAAAACAGACACGTCTATTGAAGACACTTCTGTTGATGTGAAAACTGAAGATCATGATTCTGACATTTACATTTATAAATTGAAAACTCTAAATTTTTAGAAAGATGAAGAACATCGAATTGCGCGGAAAACGCGCAGAATTGATCAAGCAGGCGTCAGCTATCGTTGACACTGCTCAAGCAGAAGGTCGCTCTTTGAACGCAGAAGAGAAAGCGAAATTCGACGCAATGGAAGCAGACGCTCGTGGTATCAAAGAACAAATTGACACTCTTGAACGTGCGGCTGAATTGAAAAAAGAATTGGCGGCTAACGCTGAAGCACGTCAAGCAACAAAGAAAGCAACTCGTTCTGAAGCATTCGGCAAATACCTACGCAACGGTATGGGCGCATTAACTGCTGAAGAGCGTTCATTGATGGCTGAGATGCGCGGAACTTCTACGCAGGTAGTTGGAACTGACTCTCTTGGTGGCTTCTTGGTTCCTCAAGATTTCAGCGATGAATTGGACATCGCGACATTGTTCACTGGTGAAGTTGAGCGTGTATCGAAGAAATTGAACACTGCTGGTGGCGCATTGTTGGACTACCCAACAATCAACGACACTGCAACGGACGCAAACTTGATCTCTGAGGCGGCCGCTGTAACGGTTCAAGATATGACATTCGCGAACAAGCAGTTGAGTGCTTACAACTACGCATCACAAGTTCGTGTGTCAATGCAGTTGTTGCAAGACAACGCATTCGATTTGAACGCGTTCTTGGCTGAATCAATGGGTGAAAGAATCGCTCGTGCATCAAACGGCGCACTTACAACTGGTACTGGTTCAAGTCAACCACAAGGTATTGTGACGGGTTCTGCACTTGGTAAAACTGCGGCAGGCGCATCAGCGATCACCGAAAGCGATCTATTGGATCTTGTTTACTCAATCGACCCATCGTACCGCAACAAAGAATCGTTCGGTTTGATGATGCACGACAACGTTGCATCTGCAATTCGCGCACTTGGCTTCGGTTCGTCTAACGATTTCCCAATTTTTGTGCCGAGCATGGAAGCGGGTCAACCAGATCGCATCTTGGGCATCCCAGTTTACATCAACAACGACATGCAATCAAGCATCGCAACGGGTACAAAAACCGTGATTGCGGCTGATTTCAGCAAGTATGTTGTTCGTAACGCTGGCGGCGTTCAGTTTGTACGTCTTAACGAACGCTACATGGATGAACTCGAAATCGGTTTTGTTGCATACGCTCGTAAGGACGGAGCCGTTCTTGACAGCCGTGCAGTGAAGCACTTGATTCAAGCATAAGCATGAAGGTTAGATTTTTAAAATCTATCTCCGGAACTGGATTCCACTACCGCAAACACGCGGTGGTGGAGATCCACTCCGAAGAACGATTGAAGGATTTCTTGAATGCTGGATTTTGTGTAGCAATCGCAGAACCTGCGAAGACTCGCGCAAAGAAAGCAGTCAAGAAAACAACGAAAAAAGAAACACGATAATAGATGGCTATTGACATCGTAACTGCGGCGGCTGAAGAGCCAATCACACTCGCTGAAGCGAAGAACTTTTTGCGTGTCGATCACTCAGATGATGATGATCTGATCAATGCGTTGATCACTGCATCACGTCAGATGTGTGAAGAGTACACAAGAAGAATTCTCGTGAGTACGACGATTGATGAATACTTTGACAAATTTCCTCACAACTCGTGGGACAATCTGTCGAATCTCATCTATCTCTCGCGTGGCCCAGTTGCGTCAATTACATCTGTTAAGTATGTCGACGAAATAGGTTCAGAAGTCACTTTGACATCTGATCAGTATGTGACTGACTTGATCTCAGAACCCGCGAGAGTTCAATCAACTGCTGGTTGGTTTGCGGCCGCTGGTGTTGTGAATCAAGTGATCGTGAGATATGTCGTTGGCACTGACAAATCAGTGATTGAGAAACCACTGATTCAAGGAATGATGTTGGTCATCTCTGAGTTGTACGACAATCGTGCGAACTCTGTGAAGAGACTTCCGACGGCGAGTGAGTATTTGTGGAATCCATACAGAATCTTCACGTTCTAAATGATCAAACAAGCTGGACAACTTGACAGAAGAATCACACTTCAGACATTCACTTCATCGACAGACGCATTCGGACAATCAAACAAGTCGTTCTCAACACTTGCATCTGTTTGGGCGAAAGTAGTCGAAAAGTCTGGTTCTGAATCTGAACAATCAGATCAGATCGTTGCAGTGAAGAAAGTTCATTTCTTCATTCGTCATCGTTCTGACTTGAACGAACAGATGAGAGTTTTGTACAATAACAAGACGTACAAAATCGAAGCGATCATTGACGCAGAATCAAGAGATTCTTTTCAACGTATAGAAACGAGACTTTCAGACTGATATGGGGTTCAATACTTTTCAAAGACTTTCTTCTCGATCTTCACAAAACACGAAGACAGCAAACTTCATTGGTTTTGATGAAGACACTCTCATGAATGAATTTGAGAGAGCGTTCAAAGAACTTGATCTTCTCGCGAATAGTGTTGAGACTAAAGACATCAGAAGAATTCAGAGAGCATCGTTGAAACCTATGGTTGAACGATTCAAGTCAAACATCAAAGAATCAGACAAACCGTTCAGAGTGTTCAGAAACGGAGGTTTGTACGCAGAGATTCAACCGGGAACTCTTGAGAAGTCAATCGGTATCATCACACATAAACTCAGAAGAAAATCAATGTTCTCTGCATTGTCTGTTGGTGCGCGTGTGAAGGGTAGATATTCTGACCCAGAGAAAGGTGGTTGGTTCGCTCACTTTGTCGAGTATGGTTTTATCAACTCATACGGACAATATGTCAAGTCTGGTGAGAACTTTGCGTTCGCTGAGAAAGCAAAGAAGAACGGACTCGCGCTTGTTCGCACGACATTCAAAACAAAGATGAGATTGTTCTTGGATAAAAGAGTAAAAAGTTCTATCACATGATCGGGAAAGTCATCAAATACAAGTTCGACAATGATTCTGATCTGAACACTATGTTCAGTGGTCGTGTCTATCCACTCGTAGGCGCACAGACTGCACAATACCCGTTCGCGATCTATGAAATAGCAACAAACAACAATCAGAGATCGAAAGACAGCGATTCACACATCGACGAGATCAACGTGAGAATCACTATTGTCTCAACATCATACGCTGACACACAGAATGCTGTGTCGTATATCAGAAACGCGTTTGTTCGTATGAACGACACGATTCAAGGAGTGAAAGTACAATCATGCACGTTTGACGGCGAGCGTGATTTGTTTAGTGACAACGAAAGAACATTTTCAACGCAAGTCGATCTTGACTTTCGAGTGTCACTTGATTAAATGTGAATAATTTAAAATAGGAAAGAAAATGCCTGCAACATCTATCATGAACGCAACTGACGTTGTGATTCAAATCTCTGAAGACAGCGGTACAACTTACGACATCGTTGGTCGTTGTACTTCTGCATCATTATCTGTGTCAATGGAAACTCGTGACACAACTACAAAAGACTCATCTGGTTGGGCTGAAAAACTTGAAGGTCTCAAATCTTGGTCACTATCTGGCGACGGTCTTGTGACATACTCAATCAGTGGCGACTACGATTCACCAGATGCGTTGTTCACTTTGTTGAGCAACAGAACTCTCGTGAAAGTGAAGTTCGGTTCAATGACTTCTGGTGAGATCGACTACACTGGCGACGCTTACTTGACAAGTTACGAACAAGAAGGCGGCGTTGAGGACAATGTCACTTACTCGTTCAGTTTCGAGGGCACTTCAACTCTGACTCAAGCGTCTGTCGCTTAATCAGTGAAACACTAACAAAGAACGCGTACATCGTGCGCGTTCTTTTTAACAACTACAACAAATGGTTCAGATAATAGAAACGAACGAAAGAAAACACCCAGTTAGATTTGGATTCAACGCATTGCGCGAATTCTCACGAATGACTGGAATGACACTTGCAGAACTTGAGTCTCTTGGTAACGACATGACGCTTGATCAAGCGATCACAATGATGTACTGCGGATTCAAAGACGGCGCAAGAAAAGAAAAAGCACCATTCAGATACGACATCGCTGACATATCTGATTGGATTGACGACGACGAAGAATTGATTGAGAAAGTCTTCAAAGTATTTGAAGATCAATTCGGTTCTGACGTTGAAAAAAAGAAATAGGCCGACGCGAAGAAGACAAAGAAATCGCAACGTGGGACAACCTCGAAGCCTTTGCGTTCGGTCAAATAAGACTCACACCATCTGAGTTCTATGACTTGACACCGAGAGAGTGGACAAACTTAGTCAATGGATTCAATGAACGTGAGAACAGAAGAGAACAAAGTGAGTGGGAAAGAATACGTTGGCAGACGACGATTCTCGTGAATCCACACACGAAGAAAACTATCAAAGCGAGAGACTTGATTGTCTTTCCTTGGGAAGAGAACAAAGTGAAGAAGCACAGAATCTGGTCAAAGGGCGAGATTCTTGACGCAGTGAATAAAAGAAACGAACTGAGCAAACAAAAGAATGGCGAATCTCTCAAGTCTTAACTTCAGACTGACTGCGAACATCGCTCCTTTCAGAAAAGGATTGAACAAAGCAGAACGATCAATCGATCGTCTCGGTCGCAAGATGCAACAAACCGGCAAGAAGATGTCGATGAAGTTGACTGCGCCACTCACTGCACTTGGCGCAGTTTCATTCAATGTCTTTCAAGGTTTCGAACAAGAGATGTCGAAAGTTCAAGCCGTGTCTGGTGCAACTGCTGAAGAATTCAAAGCACTCTCAGACAACGCAAAAGAACTCGGTGCATCAACGATGTTCAGTGCGCGTGAAGTTGCGTCTCTACAAACAGAGTTCGCGAAACTCGGTTTCTCTGCAACAGAGATCACGAAAGTCACAGAGTCGACACTCGCACTCGCACAAGCATCTGGTTCTGATCTCGCGCGTTCAGCAGAAGTCGCGGGTTCTACATTAAGAGCATTTGGTCTCGACGCGTCTGAGACTGGTCGTGTGACTGATGTCATGGCGTCGTCATTCAGTTCATCTGCGCTTGACATGGAGACATTCGCTCAATCAATGAAATTTGTTGCGCCAGTTGCGAAATCTGCCGGCATGAGTATTGAAGAGACATCTGCAATGTTGGCTGTTCTCGCAAACAATGGTATCAAAGGTTCACAAGCCGGTACCGCATTGAGAAGAATCATCTCAGAGATTGGCGCGACTGGAAAACCTACATCTGAAGCGATCAAAGATCTCGCAACTCAAGGACTTGATCTCGCAGATGCAAAAGATGAAGTCGGTCGTTCTGCACAATCAGCACTTCTCGTTCTCGCAAATGGTGTTGATCAGATTGCACCTACAACTGAAGCGTTCAAAAACGCTGGTGGTTCTGCAAAAGCAATGGCTGACATCATGGGCAACACAGCATTTGGTGCTGGAAAGAGACTGCAATCAGCAATGGAGGGTCTTGCAATCTCTGTCGGTGAGATTGTCGCGGTAGCAATCGTGCCTTTGATTGAGTTTCTCGCTAAAGCCGCTGGCGCATTGAACTCAATGTCTGACACTGCGAAGAAGACGATCGTCATCATTGGTGGTATTGTCGCGGCAATAGGTCCTGCGATATTCATTCTCGGATCTTTTCAACGCGCACTTGTTGCAGTTCGAACTGCGACTTGGTTGAGCACGGCCGCGACGACTGCTTTTGGTGTGGCTGTGCAAATCGCGACATCTCCAATCACGTTGATCATTGCCGCTGTGGCCGCATTAGCCGCTGGCGTGATTTATGTTGCGTACAATTTTGAAGCGTTCAGTGCAACTGCGAAAAATGCAGTTGCAAAAATGGTCAACGCAGTGATTCCAGCAGTGAATCTGTTGATCAACTCTTTCAACAGAGCGGCCGAGTTCTTTGGAATGGACGCAATCATGATTGAACCATTCAAGAGAATGGAAGAGACTGCTGTACCAGCATTCAAATCTGTGTCTCAAGTAGTGAATGAAGTCAAAGAAGATCTCGGCATTCTTAAAAAAGAAGAAGAAGAAGTTGAACAGCAGACAAATGAAACTGCTGATTCAATGAACAACTTCACGAACGCAACGAACAACGCATCTTCAAGCGCGAAGAGAATGACTGAATCTCTCGTTGAACTCAATGCGAAAGGTTGGCAGATTCTCAAACCTCAGATCGCGCCAACTTTTGAGTCTATGCGTCGAGGGTTTGTCAACACAACTGCTCTCGCTATTCAAGCGGGTAACGCCATCAAAGATGTGTTCGCGCAGTCTTTACGCGACGCGTTCGGTGAACTTGAAAAAGGCGAAACACGATTCGGCAAGTTCAAAGAATCGATGGGTCGAATGTTGCGTGATATGATTATCCAATTCCTTGCGGCGGCGACGGCGGCATTTGCACTTGCAGTGGCTGTAAGATTCGCACTTGGCGGTGTTTCTGGCATTGGTGGCATCGCAGATATTTTTGGAACGATGCAAAACGTCGGTGGGTTTATGCCGAACATTCCAATGTTGGCTGAGGGTGGTATCGTCACTGGACCCACTCTCGCGATGATCGGCGAAGGTGGAGAATCTGAAGCAGTGATTCCGTTGTCGAAACTTGGATCAGTCGCTGGCACGTCTCAAAACATTGTCGTCACTGGTCGAATCAGTGGTGCTGACATACTACTCTCACAAGAACGCGCACAACGCAACAGAACACGACAAAGAGGTTTCTAATATATGGCGAACGTCAGATACTATTCAGAATTCAGAACTCTCAAGGGTGACTTTTACTTGATCGAGATCTACGATTCAACATTCACTGGTGATGAGTCTCGTGTGTACACAGACTCTTCTGGGTTCACACTCTCACATGACGGAGAAACAGATCAAGTGTTCTCACCAATCATCGGTTCTTCTGTGCAGTTCAATGTGTACAATCAAGATTCAGCGTTTGATACATTTCTCACAGACATTCTCACACAACAAGACAAACGTTTCTTTGTAAAGATTTACAGAAGCAAACACGAAGCGACTGACGATCTCAATGCGTTCTACAACACAACGAAAGTCGTCAAAGATGGTCTTGTGATGTTCTCAACGCCGTACGAAGAGATGACGAAATACTATGACTTCTTCTGGTGCGGTTACATCGTTCAAGATCTCATTGAAGAAGCAGATGAGTCGAAACCTCGTCTTGTGTCGTTGAAAGCATCTGACGGAATTTCTCTACTATCTACACTTGATTATCAGTTCGCACTTGCGCAATCTTTTCAAAAGACGATCAAAGATGTGTTGATCGACATCTTTGAGAAGACATCTGTTGACGATCTCTTCAGTGGCGATCAATACATTCTCACATCTGTCGTGAATTATTACGCGGATGAACACACATACTCTGCGACGAGTGATCCGATAGATGTCACGAAGTTCGATCTCAAAGCATTCACTGCATATGAACACAACGCAGAGAGAACATACACAAACGCACTTGACGTGATCAGAGAGATTTGTCTTGCATTGCAATGTCGATTCTACTTTGACAACGGATCATTCAGACTCGAACAACTCACAGAACGAAGCAACGCAACGATCAGAGAATTCAGATACACAAAAGACGGCTCACTTTATCAGACAGAGTCTTCTGTTGATCTTGACGTGAGTGTTGATCAGAACAATGTGTACAGATCGCAAGGCGCGTTCAGATACTTGCCAGCGATTAAGAAAGTCACACTCACTCAAGAGAAGAAGAACGCGTTCTCTCTCATCAGAGGTGTTGTCACTTTCCCAGAAGATGAGATTGATACTGGTGTGATTTCTTCATCAAACAACGCGAGAGTCATTCTCAACATGAGAACAAGATTTCAAACGTTTATATCAACATCTTTGGTTGGAGTTGCAACTCCGGTATTCGCTGTGACTCTTCGACTTGAACCTTCTGACGGCACTGCGAATCAATATCATCAAAACACTTTGATCAGTGGCGTGACGACATTCTCACAACCTTTCTGGTCGACAAGTGTAGGCACAACAAAATTCGCGGCGAACGCTGTATCTCGTCAGACATCTTCAACGACGATGAGTGTGAGATCATTAAGCACTGCGCCAATACCGAAAGATGGTGAGTTGTTCATCGACATCACGATTCTCGGTTTCTACGACGCACAAGGTTCTTCAACATCATTCTTCTCTGGTGGTAACTCATTCAACTGGGCTGTTGATCTTAACTCAGCGAAGTATGAGAACGACAACGATCCGTCTTCATACACACAAGCGATTTTCTCTGCATCTAACGCATCAACGTCTCTCGGTAGTGCAATCACACAAGATCTTGGTCAAACGCGCATAGGAGACGGCTCTGCGACAACTGCGACACTATACGCATACAACGGAAGCACATATGTAGAAAGCACCGGTTGGAGAGTTTCAAACTCTGGTTCATACATCGACATCGCAAAACTAACAACGAAAGACGTGTTGTCTCTTCAGAACTCTGTCGTCAAACGATTTGAAGGAACAACAATTCAAGGGCACGACTTCTCGTCTCGTCTTGATTTTGATTCTGCAAAATGGATTCAACTTCGCGGAACATACACTGCGAACACAGACGAGTATCAAGGTGAATGGTTCAAGATCGCGCAGTCGTATACTGATGTGAGTTCTGACACACCGATTGACGTTGTAGATTCTGCAACAGATACATCGATACCAGATCCGTCTGGTATGTATGCGAACATCGCGAGTGGCGCGGTTGCTGGAATGGATATTGACGAACAAAACGAATCGATCGGGCCTTTTGAACAGACATCAACTGGTGGCGAGATCAACGGCACGATGAACGTCACTGGTGCGAGTACATTGCAAGCGACAAGCGTCGGCGAGTTTACAACGACCGGTCGTGTGAACGTCACGTTGAATTCCATCACGGGAAACCCCGGCGGTAGTGAAACGATATCAGCGTCAAACAATTTCAATTTCATTGGTTTTGAAGGCGGTGGCGAAACGGGAACCTACACCATCAATTTGCCGTCGTCTGAAGCGGGGATGATTCTGCGATTTAAAACCAACGACACGATTGCGGCAAACAAAAACATTTCATTGACACCGCAATCGGGCGAACGCATCGATGGTGAAGCGTCCTACACTATGGACAGACC